AGATATTGTTAAACAGTCTTCCGAACAGGGAAACCTGCTTTCTAATCTTCTCATGATAGAAGTATGTACCAAACATTAATTATTCTCCACGTCACCAAATGGATTGTTTTCTGTAAAGTCTAGGAAGTCAGTACTGTTTGTACTAAAGATATCATTTTGTTCAGTTTCAGATATCTTGTTGTCTTCTGTTACAGAGTTGATAGTCAATCCGCGTCCTATTACGCCACCTCTGGTTATATTTATGATCTCACCGCCAGGTACGAATGTGTGGTATTTACCATCATCAGCACCAACGTGTGCCAAGTAGATATGATCTGAGGAGTCACCTGCAGAGTCATTAACAATTCTCTGGATCTCACCAGTAATTTTAATTCCCCCTGCGAGTATCTGTTGCACTGTATCACCG